TATCTAAGTATTTCAAATGCCAAATGATCTGTAAAGAACCTGTTCAATCCAGAACCAAATCCTGATAAATCTGTAGCTTGATTACCTGCTATCAAAAATACTTGTCCTCTTTTAGCATCTATGGTTATTTGTCCCTGAGGTATCTTCAGAAGCATCTTGTTTTGGCTTCCTACATATCCAAGATCAGTTTCTGCAAAATCAATTGGAGGAGCACTCTTAAACAATGTATCATTTCCTAAATATGCAGCTTGAGGATTACTTGTGTTGATTGTCAACATTGTATTGTACAACAAGCTCTTATTTTCAAATCTAGCAAGCACAGCTCTATTCTGAATACCATCAAGAGATGTAAGTTTTCCGTAGTTCTGTGGAAAGTCAAATGATGATACAGGTCTATATATCAGCCAATTGTTTGTGTTACTATTAACATAACTTTCTTGTCTATCTGAATAGATTGCTCTAAATGGATAATTTGTTAAACATACATCTTCAGTCCAATTAATAGGTAGATGAGAGAAGTAGTTTTCCTTATTCTGTTTAGAGAACGTAGCATTGTAATAATATGTGTTGTCTTGAATAATGGGAACAAAGCTTTCTTGCAACCATTCATCAGGTATACCTGTACTTACGTGAGGATAGAAATCTCCTTCTCTGTTGTTAAATGCTTGTCTAAGATCTACGTTAATACTTGATTCACAATAGAATGTAGGAATACCATAAGCAAAAAGATAGAACTTACCATCGTAGAATGTCCTTCCTGGATTATTTGTTGCAGGAATTTGACTGTTTGGACAATCAAAATTATGAGCTTTGATTGATATAATATTCATTAAGACTCTTTCATTAGACCCACCATCATCAACAACATAGTCTGAAAGTATAGATCTAGATGAGTGCCAATATTGTGGATAGGCTACATTACCTATCTCATCATAGAACACATCTGAATCATCTGGAGCTCCCACCCTATTATCAATAAAGAATGGAAGTTTTGTTTTAAAAGAGAACTTATTAATGAATGTATCTCCACCAAAAGCTACACATGTAGAATCAGCTGTAGATGCAATCATTCTTTGAAATCCTGTATCAATAGTGTCATAAGAATAAATCTGACCCCACTGATTAACAAATATGTTTTTCAAAGAACCATAATAACAAACTGTAGATATGTCAAATAGTTTCTCTGGTTGAGCACAATTCAATAGAGGATCTAGTGTTGGTGCTTCAGATAGTACATATCTTGATTTATCCTCAACTGCAGAATCTCCAGTTGGTAGAATAAGACTTGGTGTTTTACTTGGGAAAGGAAGTGCTGATACTGGAATAGCATCTCTTGTATCTATAGTTTTTAGATAAACTGATGATTCTCTATCATAGTTATTTACATTGAGATTGTCTCCTGTAGATTGTACACCAGGAATTAAATACTGGTATAATTCAAGTTCTCTCTGTTTTACTCCTAAGTTATTATCTATGTTTGCCCAGTAGTCATAATCAGCAACTGAGTTATATGAATAGGCATAATTTCTTCTAGTTATGCCATTAATGTATATTTGTAGGTATGACTGATATGCTGCAAACATTGCACCTGCATCAAATGCAGTGATTGTAGCAATTGCTTCACTTGATTCTAAAGCATCTTGTTGAGCCTGCTTTGTAAGAAGTTTATAGAAAGCATTTTTCTTAACTTGTACATAATGTGCAGAGCCTGCACCATATATTACATTCTCAAGTTTTAATATATTTCCAAGAAAAGGACTTCCAAAAGAAGTTTCTGGAGAATTAAATATTTGTCTATATTTAGATTCATCACTATTAAAAGCATCTAGTTGTTCTGGATAACAATACTCATTTGGACCATCCCCAGCTTCAGCAACTAAAACTATTGTATACCCACCAATGTGAAGTTCTACAGTGGGAAAAGTTCCAACTTTCACTTGAATTGTACGAGAAGAAAAAGATAAACTTACACGCTCAGTGGTATTAGTTACAGATGTGTATGCAAACTTAGCAAAGAAACCATCTGCAGCAACTCTGTATGTATCATATTGCAAAGAGATTGCTGGTGCTGTAAATGTTCCAGATTCTGCAACTGGTTCTGATATAGAACAAACTGTAATTGGTTCATTAACAGCCATTGTTTTACTTACAAGTGTATTTGTAAAACAATCTGTATAATTATAAACACCAGCTGTAGCACAAGTGAATGTCCAAGTTAAACATTCTTGATTGTATGCATTGTTCTTCTCAAGCAAGAATGGATCTTTTCTAAGATCATTGTATGGATAGTTGGCAAAATAGTATTCTGTGCCTTCTCTATCGTACTTGCCTACATTTCTAAGAATACCCTTAGCTACAATAGATTTATTTGTATTTCTATCACCACGAACAATCTTGAATCCAACAATCGCATCTTTTTGATCTTGAGTTAAATTAGATGAAATAATAAACTGTTCTATCTGATTTGAATCAAACCTTACACCAATTGGGAATATAGATCTATTTTCTATTTTTAAATTGGCATACTTACCATCAACAATGATTGTAGGTGTACCACTTTCGAATATAGGACTTACAAGAACATCAGGAAACTTATGATGTCTAATTGGTTGATTTGCAAGTTCTCCCCAAACATTTTCATTACAAGGATAGACTTCTGTAGATTCCCAATATGCAAACTCTCCATACTTATATGGAGTGGCATTCCCAATACTATCTCCTACAGCATCACCAATTACAGAAGCTGTGTTGTATATTTTCCAATAAGGAGCACTTGTACCATCTCCTATAAAGTCAGGGTTGGTGTTAGGAACATCTGGTTGTGATAGTTCTGTAAAGCTAATTGGTCTACCAGGAATATGAAAACCATCTGTTTGTTTACCATTTCTAAGGAGGAATACAATTTCAAATGCATACACCTCATCTCTGAGATAACCTCTGAGATTAGTAGCATTTAACTCATCTGCATAGTTTTCATCTGCAGGAAGTTTATAAGTTTGCCACTTTAGATCAATCTGATTTGCAATTTGTTGATAGTTGATTCTATCAATAGATGTAAGATTGTCCCAAACAAGAACATCTTGAACAGCTGTCAAGTCTTGTGCAATATCATAATACGGGAACTTTTCAAATATATCATCAGTTGTTAATCTGATTTGCGTTACGTTCTGACCAGTGTATGTTATTTGATTAGTAGAATCATCAATAAAATAAGTTCCAACAAGTTCAACAGAAGTGATGGCATTTACAGTTTTTATCACTGCAATATTGTAATATTGGTAATAACCAGTTACATCAATATTGCTAATATTTAATATAATAGATCTTCCAACAGGATAGTTAAAGTCTGCAGTTATAAATCTTGCATTAGCAATTGGTGTAGGGTTTGTTACAGAATAATAGGATGTGTAAGCACCTCCTATTGAATCACAATATTGAATAGCGAACTGATAAGTTCCAGCAGTGAGATTTCCACCATTAACAACATCCACAACGCTAAGTTCAGGAATATTAAAGTTTGGTTGAACTTTTATCTTGTTACAATCCAACTCTGGAATAGTCTCATTATCACAAACGTTTGTACCAGGTTTTATCTTGTATGCAGATGTAACATCTTCTATGTTTAAATATCTACGTGGGTTTAAACCATCTGTCCAGTAAATCTCCGTAGTACAGTTGGTAATCTTATGTACAGTTTTATGAATTGGATTGTCTATATTAAAATTAAGACAAGTTCCACTAACATAAGTGTGATAGACACAATCATTATTATCCATATAACCAATCTCAGATTCTCCTGTTGTAGGATTAGTGAGAAAGAATATGTGCTTGTTCTGTTCGTTTATAAAATGAGTTCCAATAATATGAAACTCTGCAGGAAAGTTTAAGCATAATTCATTACCTGGCTCATTCTGATAGTTAACAGAGTTTGAGTCAAAGTTTTCTACAGCAGCGTTCAGAGCATAGGTCAGCTGTCCTTTCTGAATTTGATTTACAGACTGGTCTAAGTTTAACCCTGTTCTTGCTACATTATTCTCTTGAGTAATGTTTGATTGTTGTTGATCAGCCATTGTTAATTATTACGTCTCCAACCATACCTACTAGTTCTATTAGGCAATTCATACATATTGAATCTATTAAGATCATTCTTGATTCTTCTTTGCTTAGCCCAAGAATCTTGTTTCTTAATTTCAATACTAGCCATAATAAACGCCTCTTCAGACAATTGTTTATAATACATCAGCTTTTGCTGAATCTGATTAAATGTCTCATCGTTAATCTGATTGCTCAGAGTTTCAAACACTTTATACTTGATGAATGCTTCTACATACTCTCTAACACGAAAGTTGTCTGGGATCATTTGGTTTCCTGCTCCATCATATTCAGCAGCATAGAATATCAAATGAACCACACCATTTCTAAAGTTTGTTACAAACTTATTGTCCCTAATATCAAATGAATCATACCCAGCAGAGTTTGGTGTAAACTCACCAGGAGAGGGAACAGCTCCAGAAAATTGCCAAGCATTTGTATATTCTACATCACACCTTCCTGATGCAGACAAGTTTCCTGGTTTAAGAAGATATTCCTTTGTATATCCTCTAGTAGTTTGAGAGTTTGTTTTATATACAGCTTGAATTAATTCAGGCATACATTGAGGGCAACCTGTTGTACACTCAAGATTGGTGCATGGCTGACCGTCAGATATTACAGGACTAACTTGTATAGTTGTAACATCAGCAGCCTGTGAATAGAACGAGTTTGCTGTTTGATAAGGTGTCTGAGGAATGTGTGAACACATCCATGCTTCTCTAACTGCATAGAAGTTATCTGGAAGTCTTGCTACAAAATCATCAACAAAAAGTGGTGTTTCAGTGATGACATACGTTGCTCTTCCTAACTTCATAAGACATTTGTCTAGATAGGTTGGGAACATTAAATCATCAACTGCTCCTGTATCAAAATAGGATTTAAGTTCCTCTTTTACAGTGGAATAAACAATCTCAGGAGTTGTAAAATTATATTTGTAATAATATGCCATTTAACTATTTTTTATACTCACGATAAATATGTTGATACTTGTCGTTGGTTTTGAGGTAGTGTGACAGTAGTCTAGATGTAACTCTTGTAGGTTTAAAATACCAAAGATCTGTTTGTTTAAGTCTAGCAGTTTCTTTAAACCACACCCAACCAAAGAAATACCCTTCAGTGTGGTAGTTAAAATTATAAATCACCTTTCCTTTTGTTTTTGTCTTCTGCCAGTCAATAGGAAGATTAACAAACTCTTTCCCATCAATACCTTTCATCTTCCTTCTCTTCTTCTTGTTAATTGAGAACTCACCAAATCCAGCAGGAAGCTTAGCCCTTTCTCCTGTTTCTAATATATAATTCTTGAAAGACTCGTTGAAGGAATAAACTATATTTTTCCATTCATCAAACGAAATTTTTATAGAAGGGTTCTTTTTACAGAAATTAGTGTAGTTATCTCTACTGGAACTTCTCCAGTCAACTTTTACTCTCATCAGTTTGTTGGTTTAGCATTTGGTGCTTGACCATCTATGCCTTCTGCCGTAATGTCTGTTTTAAGTGCAAAATATGTTTGTAGTAATTTCTGAGACGTAAGTTCAAGAACTTGTTTCTCTAAATATCCAGGACAGGCGTACTCTTTATCAAGAGGATTAAGGCATATTTGTTCAGTTGTATATTCTATTGCGCACTCTTCACAGTCTGGGTAAAGTATTGAGTTAGGAACATCTTCTTCAAATAATGCAGATATTCTTACAGCTTGAATAAGAGGATTACTTATATACAGATAGCCATTCATTATCCAATAATATTCTTCTCTTTTGATTATAGGAAGTTTGATTAGATTGGTATATCTGTTAATTGTAATCTCTTTAATCTTCTTACCTCTACCACTAAGAGCGTTTATAGAATAAACACCTTGAATAACATATTGATAATTCCCCTCAGCTATACGAGGAAGTTTAAATTTTGTTCTTGCTACACTGCAAGGATCTACAAATTCACAACATTCTGATATAGGAACCTGAATCAATTGTAAACAAGGGATTGTGGTAAACAAAGTATCTGTAGCCCAGAGCTTTCTGAGATTAGTTTCTCTCTTGATGAGAAGTAATGAATTATTTTTAATTTCAGATGCAATAGCTCTATCAGTGATAAGACTGTCTGTAGAGAGCAGCTTATGCATTGAACGTACATCTGAAACTAATTTTCTTAAAGTTGACATTATAAATATTGTTTGAATATGTTTGTCATTCCTTGTTCAAAGTCTATAAGGAATCCTGTAACTTCAGCTCTTGAGCTTGTATAACCATTCTTCTCATCCCAAGAACTCTTAGCATTTGAAAAGGCAGGTATTTGATAAAACTTAATTCCACCAAAGTCAATGCTTATCTCATGATGCTTGTCTCCAGTGAATATGTAGAAATTCTCATGATTTGACCACTCTTCTCTAAATTCTATTGGAAATATACTAGCAAGTTTTGCAGGCTTCATAGCATCTCCATGATTGAACATCATTGCTGTTTCTCCATAACTTACATATTTTCTGTACTTAGGAGAACAATCAAATGTCACTCTCAAATTACTTTTGAAATATGCATCTAACCAAGTGATCATGTGCCATCCTACAAACTCATCATGATTTCCAGCTACATAGACAACTTGTACATTATCTACGTTTTCAAGAAGCATCTTTATCATTTCTACCTCATGATTACAAATCTTCTCGAAAGAATCATGATAGGTGAGAATATTCTGTTGCGGAGTTCCTTTAGTTGTAGTTCCTGTAAACTCACTGTTGAATTCATCAGAACCTATAATGTAAATTACATTATCTATGTAATTTGACAAGCTAGCTTGGTTTACAATGGTCTCCACTTTGTTTAGAATATTAGAGAACCTTTTGTTTATATCATTCTTACCATCTATGTCAAATTTATTTAGATGGGAGTCTTGTTTATTGATAATTAAACATGCTAAAGACTTATCAGGATTTTGTTCACGGAATTTAACTTCTGAACATTTAGGCTCATACTCTTTGAGAAACTCAACAAATGAGTCTTGAAACAGTTGTTCATTGGATTTCTTAGCCATCCAGGCTTTAACTTGCCAATGAGGAGTTTTACTGTTTCCCCAATAGTTCTGGACATATTTAGTTATTTCCCACTTAGATGTGTCAATCTTGCTCTTTTCTATCAGTTCTTCCAAAGATTTAATCTCATCTGGAGTGTTGAAAACCACCTCACCAATTCCTCTAGATACATCTTCTTGATACCTAATAATAGCATCTTCTAATTCAGTCATATAACTAGAAGCCTCAGCATCATCATTTATACTACTTGTACTATTTCTTAGTTCCTTTAACAGTTCATCCACTTCAGCTTCTGTAACCCCTAACTTATCAGCATAAAATTTCTTGCTCTTTTTCCAATTCAGCATGTTCTGAAGCTGATCTAAAAGATGTTGGTTACCAACCATAACTCGATAATTTGGTTAAAATTACAGTAAAGGTATAAATGTTTTTGAAATTCTCCAAATTTATTTAATCAATTAGGTTATCTATAATAACCAAAATGATTATAGTTTAAACAAAAACCCCCAGGCGTGAGCCCAGGGGAAACTCTGTAAAACCAACAAAACAGAGTTTTAATATATTAAAAAGATCTAAGGTGCTACGGAGCATATACCACTGCAACTACTAGAACTCCAGTCTGGATCGCAATCAAAGTCATATGGACCTACATAGTAAGGAAGAGTAAAACTCGTTCCTATTTGACTAATTACTTTATAACCATACCCATCTGGTACTAAATTTAATACGTAAGTGTTTAATGTACTTAAGCTTGATTGCGCTCTCATAATAAAACTACCTAAAACACTACAATCAACACAACTATATCTATCTACACTATAGTAGTAATAATTAGGAACTGTTGTAGTTGTAGTAGTGGTAGGTGGAGCAATAGTTGTAGTTGTAGTTGTTGTGCTGCTAGTTGTTGTGCTACTGCTACTTGTAGTTGTTGTAGTTGTATTATTTGCTACACAAGCATTCACTAATGTACAAAAACTTACATTTAATGAAGGATTGGTTAATATAGTTTGAAGAATTGTTTGAACTAAAGAAACTGGATCCAACTCCTGATCTATCTTCTCAAGAACCAAATTTAAATTATCCCCTGTATCTACGCCTGTATTTGGTAGGTTGGGACCATTATAACATATAAGATTCGTATTTATTGGATAACCAGCAAACCAACCATTGTTACACTTCTTTGGATAGACAGCATTAACTTGGACTGGATAGCATGGCGTACCTGGTACACAAGCCATTTATTGTAGATTTAATAGATTAAGGAATATACATTATGTAGTAACAAGCAAGTGTAGGTTGAATATTGCTATGTGCAAGACCTCCCCCTGTAGAATTTATAGAAATTCCTGTGGCGTGTGAACTACTTTTTCCAACTGTAGCAGCAAGTAAACTTGGACGAAGTGTATATGCATCATTTGTTCCACAGCTTCCTCCAGAAGCAATTGACGTTAAATTATCTGCAATTGAACAAGATGCTGTAGATCCGTTTGCTGAAACAAAGTGATCATGACCAGGGTCTGTAATTGAGTGAACGTGAGCAGGAATTTGTGTAGCATCTAGTGTAATTGTATTAGCTCCATACATAGTATCTCCTACAGCATAATTGGGATTACCAGGAGTGGCAGGATTTACAACAGCGTTAAGTGCTGCGCCAGGAACTAATTGTATAGCTCCAACTGGAACACGTCCACGCTTGTCAGGAGTGCCATTTAAACCATTACATAGATATAGTTTCTCCCAATCACCAAGACCAGCTCCTGTGGCATCAAAATAGCTCAGAGAGCCATAATATTCAACCGCAGTGTATGGAACCATTTTATTGTACTGCTTAGAAGAACTAGGTGTACTATCTAAGTATGCTTGAATTAATTCATCTAGTTCTGAAATCTTAACATAGTTTGTATCTACATCAAGAGCTAGTGCTGCTAGTTCCAAATCTAAATCACACAACTTCGTAATCACTGCTTGAAGAATAGCATGTGTACCAGAAGTTGAAGTTACGCCAGTAAGACACTCTACAGTGTAACTAGCTTCGATAACATCAACTCTTCCATCAAGTATTACAATTTGGGCTTCTAAATCACATACAGACTTAATAAGTGCTGAAATGTAATCATTTAATGTAAATTCTCCGCACGTAGGGAGGTTTGCATTAACAATTGCACATATAATAGTTGGATCAACTACAGGTAGAATTCCTACACCATTTAAAGTGGATGTAAGAAATTCTATAAGCGATTGTTCAACATAAGACAAAGAGTCTCCTGTTTGTATTCCTAACACTGGAACATTAATCCCCGTATATCTTACACATTTATCTGAAACTATTTCAGCACATCCGTTATAACAATTTGAACAAGACATGTTTTTATTTTATTTATGAATTAATATTTTAACTCTACTTGCTATCTGCTCTACAGTGAATGGTGCTCCATAATCTAGATTACAATATTTGAATCTTAAAATCCTTCTATAGTTAAGAAGGTCATCTATAAGAGGTCCACTTGTAGCGTAATTTAAAGAGAACACAATATTATTATATTCTTTGTTTGCCACCTCTGTAAGTTTACAATCGATGTCTGCCATCAGAGCTGGAATAGTTGTACAACTAATACAATCTGTAAGTCTTGGATATAACATCTTTTATTCTTTTAGTTGCTTGTTTAAGTGCAGCATTACAACCTGCACACAATCCATTAATTAACTGACAACCGCAGCCAACTTTAGTACCACAATTTCTACAACTTGCCATATCAATACATATTATTATTTACATAATTGTTACCATAACAGTTACAATTACCTCTAATGAAGTTATTTAACATTATGTTTGCTTGATTGTATAATTTGTTTGCTGTAGCCACAGCACAGTTATTTGCTGCAGCTATTGCTCCTTGTATAAAATAATAAATACTGTTCAACTCCACCTTCTGTTGCCTCTTGATAGCTAAGTCACATTCCATCATGTCAAGCTTCATAAACGCACTATCAAACTTTTCTTGAAGTTGATCAACACGTATTATTGTCTTCTGAACATAATTGACATATGCAGGAGCTACGGAATATTTAATATAATAAACCCCATCAGGAAGAGGTAGTAAGGCATCCCCCACTGCAGTTAGTCCTAATGATGTAGAATTGTATACATTAAAGTCATTTGTATTGAACGGAAGACTCACTAGACCAAATCCAGGAACATCTATTTCAATAGTAGGAGATTGTACAGCAGGACTAGTTGGATAAGTTGAATTATCAGCAATACCCAGTGTCTCTAGATTATATGTAGGAATAACTAATATATCTAATTTGAGATCTGCCATATTCTTTTAAATAAATAAGCCAGAGGATTTGAGATTGAATCCTCTCACCTCTGGCTTAGGTTATATGATATTGTTTCTTTCTACAGCCCTATTAAGGAATAAGAGTGCTAGTAGTGGTTGTGGTAGAAGGAGCAGCAGTTGATGTAGTGGTTGTAGTGCTTACACAAGCATTATCAAACTCAATAACACCAAGAGCATCTTCAAGAATTGCATCAACAGACGCAGCAGCACCACTTCCCTGAGGAACAGCAATGATTACCATAGCGTCTTCTTTGATGTAATCACCCCAGCTGTATGCAGACTTGCTATACTCATTAAACTTAACATAGTAAGTGTCATAAGTTGTTCCGCCACTCACCCAGCTTTCAAAGTTCTCATTGTAACCATTCATCCTATAGAGATGCTTCAGGTAACCAGCTTGGTAGCTGTAGTAGTTCTTTTCCAATTGAGCAATCTCATCAGAGGTGCCTGAAGGGTAAGATGCACGTTGTACAACTTGAGCCTCAGCAACAATGTTACAAGCATCTGCTACAATGAAGTCAGCAGTGGTAGCAGGACCAGAGTATACAAATGTACGGAAATACATTCTGTCATACTCCCAAGGGAATGCAGCGATATCACAAGGCTGACCATACTTAGTAAGTGGTTTGCCAGAGATACGAAGGATAGTTCCACCTACATTCTCAAAAGTGTAGAAGTCATTGAATGAAATATTGTCTGGATTGTTACCTGGAGCTTGCTGAGTTAATTTTACAATGAATTGATTAATCAATGCATTAACATCAGTGTTCTCACAAGGATCACCACCACAGTCACAACAAGGAGCTTGTACAGTTACTGAACGTGTGAAACCATTGAAATACAGAGTGTCAAGGTAAGAAGAGTGAGCACGAAGTGTAAGGGTAACAACGTCACCACATTTTACATTCCAGCCATCAACATCTGTAATTTGAACAGCAGGGGTTGGACAACCAGCCACTTTGTACCATTCAGTTACATTTGATTTACAAGCTGCGCTATCTCCACAACCAGCGATCTTGTCAGAACGCTTAGAACCTTGGAGGTAGGTGTTTACTCGACCTTGAGCAACATAGAAATAAGGAGAGGTGCTTGGAGTTACAGTTGCCTGATAATCTTTATCAAAGAAACCAACTTGTCCAGCAACCAAGTCTTGCGTGGAACCACTACTGGCTATTGATGTGCCAACAGGAACCACGAAGAGCGTAGTTAGAGAAAAATCTGCCATTGTTATTTATTTAAATAATGAAAAAAAACTTATTCGTTTGTCTGTATCCTATAAACTGAGCTTTGGACAGCAGACTGGTTTTCGGTGTACATCGCAAGGTTTTGAACTGTTAAGTCTAGAAGTTCATCCTCTAGATATGTTTCAAGTTCACAATCTTGATTATATGATGGTTCACCATCTAACATAATATATCCCTCTTTATTAATGTACTGGGGATATCTCATGTACATTATATTTATAGTTTTTGGAATGAACTCTCCATCTGTGAAGATGGATATTTCATCCGAAGAAAGGAAATTGAATGTTTCTTGATATTCAAAAGATGGTTTATAATGATCATTGTTCAAAATAAACTGAAGATCACCATGTTTTGCAAGATCTCTATTGATCCATATCTTTCTATCCTTACATCTTCCTTTATCAGCAATTACATAACTATCAACGTAGAACATATACTTTGGAACCAATTCATGCAAAGATGCTTTCCATTGATTTAATTCCTCATTAAGAATTGATAATTCTAATGGTTGATTGTTATATGCAACAACTAAACTTTGTAAGTCTTCGTAACGTTTCTTAAAAGAATCTAAACCAAGACCACTCACTACACTAATACCATCAACTTTTTGTTTAATTAACTTGATCTGAGCCTCGTTAAGAGCTAGTATTTTATCTTCAAGTGCAATTTGTTGGTGTTCGTTAGTTGATAGTTTATTTAGTTTTTGATCTATTTTATATAATAAACTATCTACTGGTATCATACAGCTGCGAGTTTTTTACTTTTTAATTTTTGTTCTAGGGTAAGTAGTTGATCTTGATTGTCGTCATCAGCAAGGAATTTAACCAAATCTTCCTCATCAACTGCAATTTCAAATTCTCCTTCATAAACTCTACCATTAGGCTTAACTCTATAAATAGAATGAAGTAGTGATTGTTTAACAAGATCTTTAATGTGGAGCAAGTTCTCCTTCATATCAGCAAACCTATTAAATACCTCAACAGGATTTAATCCTTGGTATTTACCATTCTTGAATTCTGTTTGTTTAAGAACATTATCCACTTGGTTATAAACTGATTCTTCTTTAGTATCTTCTGTTACAGGAAGACCTAACAAACGTGCAACCTTTCTCTTTTTCTCAGGAGTCATTGAATCAAACTTAACAATAGCCTTGTTGATCAATTGTTTCTTCTTAAAGATTACAGCATTTTCAATCTCATCATCAGCAACATAGAACTGAATGTCAGCAGGATATTCACCACGCTCCCAAGCTTGATATGAGCTTGCAATTGTTGGATGAACTCTAAGCCATGCGAAAGTTAGTTCCTGAAAAGGAATTTTAAAGTCGAAGTAGTTATCTCCATCTATAAGTTTTACAGGCTGTACATGCATTGAATCATTCGTAGAAGTTGAGAGACCATAGTTCCAGAAAGATGATCTAGGTCCTAAATCAACTCCTCCAAGAGCATTTTGAAGTTTTTCACGAAGCGCTGTAACTCTTTCAATTTCCAATTCTCTTTCTGTAGTGTCACCAATCCTGCGGATGTATGCAGCATTAGGATCAAGTCCTGTTCTGTACTGACCATCAAGTTCCTTGTAAGGATACTTGAACACTCCTGTACCAGGAATCCTTGTCATACCTTTCTGTGCAAGACCGCCTTGCATTGTCTGAATCTGAGAATTGTTATAGTCTTTCTTAATTGTGGAGACTTTTCCTATCTTTGCCATAATGTAATTATTGTATTTGGTTTTTGTTTAAATTATTTCTTCTTTCGTGTGTAACTATTCTGTGGCAATTGCAACATCTTATTTCACATTTATCAATTTCATCTTTTAGAAGTTCTAATCTGTAAGCTTTTGTTATCATATAAGAAACATGATATAATTTAATTCCTTTTACATGATCAAACTCTAAAACTCTAATATCTGAATTTCCACAATCTACACATGATTTGTTTTCCAAATAATCCTTTACATACAATTTATTTCTTAGAATAGATTTATCTCTACTCTTTTTTTGGATCGTATAGGTATTCCACTTTTCCTTACCCATATGTAGTTTTTTAACTTGGTTTTAAGTTGCAGAGTGATTCCCATCGAAGGGATAGCGATTGGGAGACACCCCAATCCAACACTCTGTAGGTTGAGAGAGCCCTCCCTGAGAAGGGAGGTGGGGAGGGCTCATCTCGAATATAAGACCCAGGCTGGGACAGAAAACGTTGGGATCTGCCCTGGGTACTGTTATTAAAACTGAGGAATCTCTTCGATCAGAACTGTACGTGAGAGGTCCTCGATGAATACATCGCAACGGTCTTTCATCCAAATCTCATAACCAGGGAATTTGTTAGCACTTGACATACCCTGAGACTTAGCAAAGCCCAAGTGATGACGAGTACCATCGATATATCCCCAAGTCATTGAAGGTGCACCCTTCATCCTTACTTCACGAATGTTGTTAATCATTGAACCATCGCTCATTGGAGAAACATCAAACACCATGAATACAGGAGTAGATTTCTTATTCTGACCGAATTCAAGGTTAGATTGTGGAAGATCCAACTCTTTCAAGTGAATCAACTCAACACGACCAGTCTCACGAGTAACCATTGCATCGAATGCAAAGTTATAAGTGATGTGCTGACCTTCGCCTTGCATGTAACGATTTCCAGAATCAGCCATGAAGGTAAGACCACTGTTCAAAGCGTCAGTCTTCAAAGCTTGTTGGAATACGTCAAATCCAGCTTCATTTGTATACATTTTAACCCTACGGTCTTTCACATCCACCCTACGATAGAACAGATCTCCGAAAACTGAACGGATAAGGTTTGCAGTGAATTCACCACGGTTATATTGAACCAAGTTACCATTGTTACGCATCCTGTGGTAAACACCAGCAGAGGTACGCTTCAATTCTTGCTTAGTACCATTTGTTTTAACAGTTCCAGGCTTGCTCCAAATCATACGCTTAACTTTCAATTCAAGCATAGACTTACGCATCCAGAACTCAATGAATGGTTCCCACTTAACATCATTCCTAGTCAAAGGAAGTTGGTTCCTACGCTGTGGAGCGTAAACCAGGATGTCCAAAGGTTTGCCAGAAGCATCAACCATCATTTTATCATCAGCCCACTCAGTGATCTTGTGCTCATAACCATATGCAGAACCCAAAGATTCAAACATAGTGATTTGCTCACCAAGACGAGGAAGACCAAGCAAATCTTGATCAAACTCACCAATTGCAGCATCAACCAACTCAAGTTCAATACCATACTGAAGGAACGTAGAAGATACGAAATCAACTGTAGGGTTATCACTAACAAGAGTGAAAGAATAAAGGTAGCCCATGTTCCAAGGAACTGGATCTTTAATAACGTAGAAACGAGGACCGTATTGACGAGAACCTACAGAAATGATTGCATTCTTAGAGAATTCGTTAGTGTCCAAAATAAGAGAGAACTCTTGACCATCAATACCAGGCTTGTCCAAAGCTGCTGTAGAAGCTGGAACATCGATGATTTTAGGGAACTTGTAAGGAACCTGAACTTGCCACTTCCATGCATCGCTGTTATTGTCGATGTAATAAGGAGTGGATTTGTTAATCATGTCCAAAAAGTCATTGCTGTAAAGAGAGCTCTGCGTGTAGAGACTGATGATTTTCTTATCATAGTCTGCAGGTTCTGTGCTGTGGAAGCTTTCTAGATGGTTGGCGTCTGTAAGCTTACCTACAGCACGTTTGTCCATTGAAGCCACACGAGCATACGTAAATCCAGTTAAACCTGGGATTGTTTGAATTGCCATTTGTGTTACCTTTTTAAGTTAATGTTTATATAAAATTAGAGAAACCATGAGGATGGCTTACTGGATTTATTTCCTGATTTCATTGATGCTTTACTAGTTTGTCTAGCAACTTCACCAAATAACTCGTTAGACTTTTTGGTGATTCCTGACTTTTGAATTGTAGAGAGGGTGGGATCTTTCTCAATAATCTTGAGAAGCAAACCAACCTTAACTTTCAATTCATGATTTTCAGGACGCTTCAACTCTAGGATGGTACGATCAAAATCTGTGAGTGTCTCACCAGATGGTGTCTTGTACTTATCAACTAGAAGGAAATCTTGTAGTTCACCAGCAAGCTTTGGGTTAATTGGAATACCGTCAAACTCTTTTGCTTTAAGCTTGTCTTGTAAGACAGTTTGAACGTTACTTATGTATTGCTGTTTAATAGCTGCTTGTTGTTGTAATTGTGTTTCTCTTTGCTGTTCCATCTGAGCAAGCTTTGCAGCTTCCTTCTTAACCAACACTTTGTGGTGTTTTGTTGCAACAGTTTCAAGATCACCGTAGTTTTTCAAACGTTCAACTTCTGTTACTACATCCTCAGGATCAAACCCTTGGTCAGTTAAAGCTTGTTTTAGGATTGCCACTTGATTTGACTCATCTGACAGATCCATTTCTGAAAAACTTTGTATATTGTTATATGCACCGAAATATTCTTTAGGATCAACACCCTTAACAAAGATTGCTTCAAAAGCTTGTTGATAATCTTCTCCAAACTGTCCAATGAAGTTGTTCACCACTTCAATTGCTCCCTTCTTCTTTTCAGCATTGAATCTTTCAAGAAATTCTTCAGGAGTTGAGATGTTGATTTCCTCTTCATCATCATCAGTTGAGAATACACCAAGTTTCAAAAGATCTTTAGAAAGAGCTGCGAATTGGGAAACTTCTGTCTCCTCTTCTTCTTCATCAGCTTCAGCTACTGGAGCTTCTTCTTTCTTTTTAGCAGGAGTGGTGGTAGGAGTTTCTTCTTCATCATCTTCGTCTTCATCATTTCCATATAGGAAATCTTGGATGTTCACTTTAGATTCATCCTCTTTCTTAACCTCTTCTTCAGAAGCAGCTGCTGGTTTACTAGCTTTCTTCTCTGGAGCAGGTTCGTCCTTAATATCTTTAATATCATCTGGAGAACTTGTGGCGGTTTCTGGTGACATCAGATCATTCAAAAGATCTGCATTACCCATGCCCATTTCCATTGTGTTCTCAATACTAAAGTTACCAAATGACTGGTTTGTATCTAAATTTTCGGCCATATGTAGTTCTATTTATCTGGTTTTCAATGTAAAAGTATATAAGATTATTATATTAGCAAAGAGATAGGAAGGCATCCAACCCAATTTTCACGATAATATAGCATTAAATTATTTTACTCTAATCTAATTTGTTTAAAACTGAGTCATTTATTATCCTATAACTGCGTATTGGAGCAATATCTGTTAGTGTAACTTGTTGAATTTCAACTCCCCACTTCCTTGCTTCCACTCTAACTTTTTTTGTAAGTAGGTTGTCTAGTTCTAAATCTAAACATTGTTCTAATGGAGTGGTGATGATTATGTTTTTAATTATACTTTGTGTCATATCAGCTAATGCATCTTGTGCGTCAAACACCTCAAGTAAGAAAATCTTTACATCTGCTATCTTGTATTTAATCACTCCTTTGACAACAATGTTCTGTTTATCCTGTGTATACAACGATTGAGAAGAAAGACTTAATGTTGTAACAACAACGTGATGACTAATCACTTCGTCAAATATAGGAAGTTTCACGTGGAACCCTGGTCCTAACACTTTGATAAACTTACCATTCCTAAGAAGAACCGCCTCTTCATAGTTAGGAATAATAATGGCAGGCATAAGATATGCCCACCATTCTGTAATTACATCTATAAGTCTGTCAAACATTATTTAGATTTTTTAGCTCTTCCTTTAGCATTCTCTTTAGCAATAGCTAAATCGTTTGCTTGATTTTCTCTAGCCACTTGTAGTTTTTCTTTTTCTACTTGTAACTTCTGAGCAGCTAATGTATTCTTTGATTGTATATCAGCCATTTTCATTTGATAATCCTTGGCAGCTTTAGATTGCTCACTTGCTAGTTTACTCACTTCAAGAACATCGGGAACTTCATTAGCATTAACATCTTCGCTTTCCACTTTACCAAATCCTGTAGCTTGGATGATGGCAATTTCTTTTTTGCTAATCCTATCAAGTTCTTTTTGGTAATCATCGTGCGCAAGCTTCTGCTCATTCTGCAGTTGTGATTGTTCCATTTGTGCTTGAGCAATTTGTTGTTGTTGTTGCAATTGCTGTTGCTGTTGTTGTATTTGTTGATCTTGTAGAGCTTCCTGCCTCTCTTTCAATGTTTTGAACACCTTCTTCATCTGCCTAATAGAGTTGGTAGAATAGAGCTCTATTACATCGTGGAGCGATCCACCATTTTGAAGAACAGCTTGAGACAATCCTCTAATTTCAGTGAACATTTGTTTGTCTTCAGGTCTGTTAGTAGCAAACACTTTAAGATCACGGAATTTGAGTTCTGATCCATTCACTTGAACAAATGCAGACTCTCCTTCAGATGTAATGTACGATAGAGTGGATTGAGGTTTTTTAGATTCAACGTACAGAGAAGCATCAATAATTGCTTGATATAATTGACCCAATACATACTCATGAGCTACAAACAAAGGTTCTGTTTGAGCATATGACTGTGTAATAGCAGCATTTGTTCCTGTAGCAGATTCACTGGCTGTAACTGATCCCATCCTTTGTCTAGACATACCCACAAGTTCCCAGCACTCATTCTTTAATTGCATAGCTAGATTATACCTTGCTTGAATCTCCTGCGTGCGCGTGAGGTCTAAGCTTGTATATTGATTAAAGCTTGATGGACTCTTTAAGTTTTCAGGAGAGTCATCAACAAATACAACACCACGATTACGTGCTTCCATTTCCCAAACATCAAGAGCATCTTGTGCATCTCCATCCTTAGGAATAGGAATATGCCT